AATAGCCGATTGGGTTGTACTTCCTTCAGAGTGTGAAGGAGATTCATACACAATAAGAGAGGCTTTATATAGAGGAGTACCTATTGTGGCTAAAGAATTGGGATATTTTAAAGAATACAACATAAAAGATGGCAAAAATGCGTTGTTTATAAACGAATCAAACGTAGAGAAGGTTGCAAAAAAAATGAAAAAACGCTTAAATTTCACTTTTGAACCCATTAAGGATGGTTATGGAGAAATTTTTATACCATCTAAAAGCCATTATAAACCTAATTCCAAGAATGTGACATTAAGGTATATAAATTGGGTACCTTTTACTTGTGTACAAGAAGATAAGACATTAGGAGAAGGTGACACAATAAGTGTAAGTGAAGATAGAGCAGAGGAACTTCTAAGTTTTAAAGGATGTTTTGTTAAGGAATGAAGAAAGTTTAGACGAAGCAAGAAAAATATTAATAGAAAGAATACTTAATAGCAACATAAAAAGAGAAGATAAAATAGAAATAGCAATATGGATTCATCATATATTTCAACCAGAAATGTATGAAGAAAACCGTAAAGCATTACAAAAAACACTTCATGTGCAATCTTTATAGGTTGCATAGAGTAGATATATTCATTTGAGCATAGGAAGAGTATGCAGTTATCATAGTTCTTAATATAAAAGTCAATATTAAGATAGACTAGATAAAAGATGTGTGGTGCAAGTCCACGAGAACAATTGACTAATTGGGGTTTATATCTATTCTATGGTGTCTATAAGGCACTATTGACCCCCATTTAACGCTATCCTTATGGGTAGCGTAGAGTAGGTATATTGTAAAAAAGAGGTATAAACACCTTTAAAGACACTTTGCAAAGGGTATATCTATTCTACGGTACTTGTAAGTGCCAAATGGGATTGGGTGCAATATGCACAATCGAAAAGGGTGAAGAGCCCTTTTATATCGCAGAGTAGAGAAGGAGTATCTCACTTGCCTCCTTAGCAAGAGGACGGTGGTGCAAGTCCACCCTCTGCAACCATAGGAGTGAAATATGGATTTAGATTTAAGAATTACAGAGAAACAAAACCTATTTATCCACTCCGAAGCATTTGAAACATTGTTTGGAGGTGCTGCTGGTGGTGGTAAATCTTACGGACAATTAGTAGATGCTTTAATTTATGCTCTGACGTATGAAAAATCAAAGCAGATTATTTTCCGTAGGACGTTCCCAGACCTAGAAAGGTCTATTATAAGAACCTCTATGGAACTCTATCCAAGAGAAATATCATCATATAACTCGTCTAAGCACACTTGGACGTTTCAAAATGGTTCTATTATTGACTTTGGGTATATTGATAACGAAAATGATGTTTATCAATATCAATCTGCTGAATATGACGTCATTCGATTTGATGAGTTGACTCATTTTACCGAATATATGTACGTTTATATGATTTCAAGATGTCGTGGTGCTAATGGATACCCTAAACGCATAAAGAGTTCTACAAACCCAGGTGGTGTAGGTCACGTATGGGTTAAAGAACGATTTATAGATATTGGAAAATATGGTGAAATACATGAGTGTCGCTTAGAAACAGGAGAAACACAAACACGTTTATTTATACCAAGTTTTGTAACAGATAATAAGTTTTTAATGGAAAAAGACCCAGATTATGTTAAAAGATTGGATGCATTGCCTGAAAAAGAGCGTAGAGCATTAAAAGAAGGTAATTGGGACATATTTGATGGTCAATACTTCAAAGATTTTGACCGTTCAGTAAATGTAATTGAGCCATTTTTAATACCAGACGAATGGGACCGTTATCGTGCATTAGACTATGGACTAGATATGCTTGCTTGTTATTGGATAGCAGTAGATGATAAAGGTAACGAATTCTGTTATAAAGAACTATATGAGCCAGATTTAATCATTTCAGATGCTGCAAGACGTATTTTAGAGGTAACAGGAGACGATAAAATAAGAATAACGTACGCTCCACCAGATTTATGGAACCGTAGAAATGATACAGGTAAAAGTGCATATGATATTTTTAGAGAAAATGGTGTGATATTAACAAAATCGTCTAATAATCGTGTTTTAGGGTGGTATTCAGTGCAAGAACACCTAAAAATTGAGAAAAAAAAGGATGAGCAGACAGGTGAAGAGAAAAAAACGTCAAAATTACGTATTTTTGATACCTGTAGACACCTTTTAAGAACGCTTCCTGTTATTCAAAGGGATGAAAAGAACCCAAATGACGTAGCAAAGGAACCGCATGAACTAACTCATGCTCCAGATGCATTGAGAGCATTTTGTATTGAACGTACTAAGGCTACTAAAATAATGACAGAAGAAGAGTTAATGTATGAAGAGTCTCGCAAACAGAGACGAAAATTAGGAATATTAGGAATTGCAGGTGCGACTGCAACACGTTCCTATATGAATTATGGAGGTTAAAATGGATATATTTATTTGTATATTAGCAATTTTAATTTTGGCTTGTGATATTTATAGAATTAATCTTGAAACTAAAAAAAAAGAACCAGAGAAACCAAAATTAAATAGAGAAGAAAAGAGAAAGCAAGAAGAATTAAGAAAAAATTTCCAAGAATTAATGGATTATGACTATGAAAAAGCATTAAAAAGGAAGTGATTTAGAGGAATACAGAAGATTGGAACCTATACGAGTCTGGATTAAAGTATAATCAAGCAATGTATGGTAGTGATAAAAACTACTATGATGTAATTGACACTAATACAGCATTTGCGAGTGGCGACCAATGGAGAAATGTACAAGCAGATGGACTTCCAAAACCAGTTTTTAACATAATAAAAAGAGTAAAACAGTTTAAAATTGCTTCATTAAAAAGTGATGCAATCTCAATTACAATGACTCCAATGGAATATAGACCAAATTCTAATGATTTATTAATGCAAAACAAGGTAAAAAACTCAGATTTAGCAAATGCAGAGTTAAAAAACATCTTAGAAAATGTAGGATTTGACTCAAAAAGCCGTACTTTACTATCTGATGGGTTTGATACAGGAGATTTTTGTTTGCATTGGTACTTTGATATGGAAGAACAACCATTTAAACAATATAGACCAGATGTAAAAGGAGTAATCAAGTGTGAAATTATTGACTCAACTAACGTAATGTTTGGAAATCCTAACACTCGTTATGTTGAAAAACAACCTTATGTCATTTTAGTAGGAAGAGATTTAGTTAAAAACCTAAAAGAAGAGGCAAAAGAGAATAAACAAGACCCAGATTTAGTAAAACCTGACTCAGAAACAGCATATCAAGTAGGAGATAACGGAAAAGTTGAAAATGATGCTAAAGGATATGAAAAAGCACTTTATATCATAAAATATTACAAAAAAGATGGCGTAGTTTATGCCAATAAGTCTGTTCAAGGAACATACATTTATAAAGATAGAAAAACGAACCTTACTTATTATCCTGTATGTTTTAATAACTGGGAAGAAGTTAAAGGTTCATATCACGGAAGAGCAGAAACAACAGGAATCATTCCAAACCAAATTGCCATAAATAAAATGTTTGCTATGGTAATCTACCATTTGATGCTTACAGCCTTTCCTACAGGCGTTTATGATGCAGACCGTATAGAAGGATGGACAAATGAAATTGGGGCTCAAATACCTGTTACAAACCTTCAAGGAGACTCTATTAGAAACATTGCTGGATACTTAGAACCAGCACAAATGAGTTCACAAATAGTAGACGCTATAGAAAGAGCAATGCAATACACTAAAGAAACTTTAGGAGTAGGAGATGCTTCTTTAGGAAACGTAACAATGAATAACGCTACTGCTATCATAGCAATTCAAAAAAGTGCAGCAGTACCACTAGAAAATGTAAAGGCAGCCTTCTATGAATTTGTAAAAGACTGTGGAAGAGTTATAATAGATATGATGGGTACTTATTATGGAATAAGACCAGTAGTAATCACAGGACCAAATAATGAAAGAACAGTTGAAGATTTTAACTTTGGCTTATTAAAAGGAATGTGGGTAAATATTAAAACTGATATTGGAAATGCTTCATATTTCTCAGAAGTTGCAAGCGTACAAACACTTGACAACTTACTTAACAACGGATTTATTGAATTTGTAGAGTACTTAAAACGTATTCCAGACTCAATTATTCCAAATAAGCAAGAGTTGATTACATCAATAGAACAACAAGACTTATATAAACAAGCACTTTATAATTTGATGGGACAATTTATGGATACACTAGACTCTGTAACAAGAGCAAGTTTAACGCAATTAAATCCAGAACAAATGGAGAAAACTATTCTTCAAATGATGGGTGCTTTAGAAGGAGATGGGTATAATACAGTAGAAGATGCTGAAAACCCATTACCAACACAAGAAGAATTGTCAA